CATATCTTTTGGTAATTCATGTAAGAATCCTTCGCCACCTGTTGCAAGTCTACTTGCATCCTTTTCACCATATACAAGTATCTGTGCAGTAGTATTTGCATCTCTACCAGCAGCATTCATATCTGGTCTGTATGGGTTTGTGTTGATAATTTTATCTCCAGGTATATTAAACATCTTATTCATAATGCTTGCTTTTTCATCAAATGTAAATGGATTTTTGCTTAATTCACCTCGTTGAAGATCAGTAAGTTTTCCACCTGCATCAGTTTTTGTAATAAGTCCTTGCACTTTTGCAGACACCATTGTGGCGATAAATACATTATCCGCACCAAACTTTTGAACCAGATGTTTATAAACATCGTGATGTCCTTGGTGCATAGGTTGGAAACGACCGCCATAAAATACAGCTATGTTGTCAACTCCCTCTTTTAAAACATGTTCAATTAACATAATTACTTCTCCGTTCGTAGTATTTATCTAATTGAAAAAACCGGTTGACATTTAGGCCCAATATGCCGTATAATACTAATTACATAAAGGAAATCTCAAGATATGAATAAACCAAAAAAGACTTTTTACTTAACAAACAAAGACTTGTTAAGAGAAATACACAATAGTAAAATGACGTATTGTTGGACACATGACGAAAACTATACACATTTTGATCTTATTGTAACAGGTTTTGATGAAATTACTCCGGAAGCAGTTGCTGAAGCAAAACAAAACAGAGCAACAAGACTACAAAAACTAGCTCATCAGGTAGAAGTTGCCCGTTGGGAAAAAGGATTAACAGGCAAAAAGACTAAGCCAAGAGCGGCTGATTTTGCAGTAGATGTTGAAACTATTAAAGATGACGACATTGTAGTAAGGGTAATGACATTTGAACATGTACCAGAAGAGAACAGAAAAAATAAACCAAAGACTGAAGCAGACTTACATGCTAAATGTAACTTTCCTCCTTTTAAACACTATGCAGTAATTAATAAGGAATGGACAGAAGTAGCAAGAAGTCATTGGGAAGGCGGCAAAGATAATGGACATTTTAATGTTCATCATGGTCAAACAAACGATATGTTAGCAAAGATGTATATTAAACTATGCGAGCGTTATAGCATGCGTGGTAACTGGAGAGGTTACACATATGTAGACGAAATGCGTGGACAAGCATTATTGCAACTAGCACAAATTGGCTTACAGTTTAATGAACTTAAATCACAAAATCCATTTGCTTATTATACTGCAGCAATCAATAATAGTTTTACAAGAGTGTTAAACTTAGAAAAGCGTAGTCAAAATATCAGAGATGACTTACTAGAAGAAGAAGGATTAAACCCAAGTAGCACTAGAACATTTAATGCTGAATGGGAAGCTCATATTAAAAATGAGACTAAGAAAAAAGAAATGAATCCTACAGTTAAAGTAACAAACTATAAAGTACCAGAAGTAGACAACGAAGAAACTGGAGAATAAATGTTTTTTGATAAGGCAGTAATTTTTACTGATATTCACTTTGGCATGAAGAATAACAGTAGACATCACAATCAGGATTGTGAAGATTTTATTACATGGATGATCGAGGAAGCACATAAACGAGGCATTAAAAAATGTTTCTTTTTAGGCGACTGGCATCATAACCGTGCAAGTATTAATGTTAGTACACTAAATTACACAACTAGTAATTTGCGTAAACTCAGTGAATCATTTGAAGAAGTTATTATGATTACAGGCAATCACGATTTATATTATCGTGAGAAGCGTGAGATACATAGCTTATCAATGATCGAAGAATTTAAAAACATTAGAATGATAAACAATGAAATGTTTATTGAAGATGGTGTTGCGTTTATTCCTTGGTTATGTGATGACGAGTGGAAGAAACTAAAAGAGATTGATTGTAAATTTATGTTTGGGCATTTTGAATTGCCTAGTTTTTACATGAATGCACTTGTACAAATGCCAGACCACGGCGGACTCAAAGCAGAAGATTTATCAAGACCTGAGAAAGTTTTTAGTGGACACTTCCATAAAAGACAAGAGCGTGGTAATGTAATTTATCCAGGTAACTGCTTCCCACACAACTATGCTGATGCATGGGATGATGATAGAGGATGTATGTTCTTAGATTGGGATGGCACAATTGATTATCAAGCATGGCCAGATGCACCAAAGTATCGTACACTAACATTAAGTAAACTAATTGATAACCCAGACAAGTTCTTGGGATCTAAAACACATGCTCGTGTTAGTTTAGATGTAGGCATTACATATGAAGAAGCAAACTTTATTAAAGAAACATTTGCTAAACAATATGACTTGCGTGAGATTACTCTTATGCCAAGTAAAAAAGAAGAACACACACAAGACTGGAATAAAGGTGTAGACATTCAAGTAGAAAATGTAGACACTATTGTATTGTCGCAATTAGAATCAGTACAAAGCGATACTATCAAGAAACAAATACTAGTAGACATTTATACAGGACTAACAACTTAAACATGCTAATAATTAAAAATATCACTGTAAAGAATTTTATGAGTGTGGGCAATGTCACACAGGCAGTTCACTTTGACAACGCAGGCTTAACACTTGTGTTGGGTAACAACTTAGACTTGGGTGGCGATGGCTCTCGTAATGGTACAGGTAAAACTACCATTGTTAACGCACTTAGTTATGCACTATATGGTGCTGCACTTTATAATATTAAAAAAGATAACTTAGTCAACAAAACCAATAATAAAAACATGATGGTTACTTGTGACTTTGAAATGAACGGACAGGCGTATAGAATTGAACGTGGTCGTAAGCCTAATGTATTTAAATATCTAATCAATGACATAGATAACAACGAAGGCATTACAGATGAGATGCAAGGTGAAGGTAGACAGAGTCAAGCAGTAATTGAACAACTACTAGGTATGAGTCATACAATGTTTAAGCACATTGTTGCACTGAACACTTACACTGATCCATTCCTAAGTATGCGAGCAAACGATCAGCGTGAAATGATTGAACAGTTGCTAGGTATTACTAAACTTAGTGAGAAAGCAGACATACTAAAAGACCTTCTTAAAGGCACTAAAGATAGAATTACAGAAGAAACATTTAGAATCAAAGGCATAGAAGATGCTAATGATCGCATTGGCAGTAGCATTAAAGATTTAGAGCGTAGACAAAAAACATGGGCTACACAACTACAAGAACGCATACAAGAAAACACTAGCGAACTGGCTGCATTAGAACACATCGACATTGATGCTGAAATAAAAGCACACGAAGAATTTACAAAATTTAATGAAAAAAAGAATCAAATAGATACATTAACTGCCGAGATTGCTAGACTAACAAGTAGTGTTGAGCGTGAGACTAAGCGTTTAACTAAAGCACAAACTGATCTAAATTCAACATTAGAACACAAATGTTATGCATGTGGACAAGAAATACACGACGAACAACATGATAAAATTGTTGTACAAAAAACAGAACTTGTAGATGAAAGTCAAAAACATTTAGACGATGATAATCAATTAATTACAGAATACAATACTGCAATTGCAGACTTAGGAGAGCTAGGTGTTGCACCACGCACAGAGTATAACACACTACAAGAAGCATACAAACATCAAAGCAAAATAGATAAGTTACAAACTGCATTAAATAATGCTAAAGAAGAAACAAATCCATATATAGAACAAATTGATAGTCTAACAGAAACTGGCCTACAAGAAGTAAATTGGGCAGAGGTAAATAGACTTGAGGAACTAAGAGAACATCAAGACTTTTTATTAAAACTATTAACTAACAAAGATAGTTTTATTCGTAAAAAGATTATTGAACAAAACTTGCAGTTCTTAAACACACGATTAGAATATTATATTACACGATTAGGTTTACCACATGAAGTACAATTCCAAAGTGACCTAACTGTAACTATTACACAACTTGGACAAGACTTAGATTTTGATAACTTGTCAAGGGGTGAGCGTAACAGATTAATACTTGGACTAAGTTGGAGTTTCCGTGATGTCTTTGAAAGTATGAATCACCCTATTAACTTTGTTTGTATAGACGAACTAGTTGACAGTGGTATGGATACAATTGGTGTAGAAAGTGCATTGGGTGTATTGAAGAAGATGGAACGTGATAGAGAAAAGAATATTCTACTTATTTCACATAGAGATGAGCTAGTTGGTCGTGTACAAAGTGTATTGCAAGTTACTAAAGAAAATGGCTTCACTACATTTAATACAGAGATAGAAGTAATTGATGCATAAATTGTATGACGATGAAGTACAAATTGAATTAGAGATATCAGATCCTACGTATGTATTACTACATGCACCAAACACAATAAACGAATCAACTTTAGGTGTAGACACATTAGAGATGATTAGGAAAACAGTCAATGAGTGGGTTGAAGAAGAACAACGGTAAATGTCCGTGGACTTACAACAATGAAGTTGTAGATGAACTTCCTGCTGACTGCGAAGGATTTGTTTATCTAATCACAAATACTACTAACAATCGCAAGTATGTTGGTAAGAAACTAGCAAGATTTAAAACAACAAAGCCACCTCTTAAAGGTAAGAAAAACAAAAGGCGTGGAACAAAAGAAAGTGACTGGCAAACCTATTGGGGTTCATCAGATCATTTAAATGCAGATGTATTAACAATTGGCGAAGAAAACTTTACTAGAGAAATATTACATTATTGTCCTAGTAGAGGCGTACTAAGTTATATGGAAGCAAAAGAACAATTTGACCGTAGAGTATTAGAAACCGATGAATACTATAACGGAATAATTAATGTAAGAATAGGTAGTTCTAAAATTCTTACAGAACACTTGAAAAAAGGTTGACAACGAACAACTTTTTTGTTATTATAACAAAAGTAGCGTTTTAACTTTGTTTGAAGCAAATAATTAAAGCATCAGATAATTAATAGTGTAAA